ATGGATGAATTCTCAGAAAAACTACGTACTATGGAGGCACAAAAAGAAGAATTTCGTTTAAATTTCGAAGAATTTGAAAAAGGTTGCGATGTAGAAATAAAACGGATTAAACAACAAATAGTGAAATACGATGCACAGCAAACAATAGATTTTTTGAACCATTTGGAATTATCCATCATAACACAAACAGAAATTCAATTGATTTCAGAAGCCATGCTACAAATGAAAGATATTCCTCTTCATAGTTGTGAAATACATAGGAATACAGATTTACAAAATATTGTAAAAACCATAACCGAGATAAAAACGAAGTATCCAACTTGGCGATTATGTTCTTTGTTTGTCATCAAAATAAATCGTAATACGTATCTTAATGGATATCGTTATGGATTCCAGACAGAGGATATGAGATTTCAATATGATACGCGCGAAATAATTTAACAACGAATGAGCTACAACAATTCACAAAGAACTTTCGGAGCAATACAGAAACACCAAAATACTCCGAACAACAACACGAAAAGGTTATCTATGTCTATGACCACTTTCGGAATATCTTGGTAATGTAGTTTGTAATATTCGTCGGTAGATACATTCATCTGTTGTAATATGAATAATCGCGTGATACAAGAACTGTACAACGAAAAAACCCAAACGGTACTTAGAAATTGAAATTTTGTGAACATTTTTTTGTAACTTTGTATTTTTTCTCATAAAATATCCATTTTTCAATTTTTTTTTCAAAATTTCTCGTTAAACAAACAAAAAACTATCAGAAGAATCAACACAAAAACTATCAGAAAAATCAATTCAAAAACTATCAGAAGAATCAACACAAAATCTATCAGAAAAATCAGCACAAAAACTATCAGAAAAATCAATTCAAAAACTATCAGAAAAATCAACTCAAAAAGGGAGGGGTCGTAGGGGAACCGTAGGTTCCCTACCTACCACTTTGTTTTTTGTACTTTAATTCCAGGTTTGTTCTTTTTTCCTTGTGATGGATCATAGGTATTATCTTCTTCATCGGATTCCATCCCTTTGGATATTTCCCAAAATTCTTTTGAACCTAAACGAAAATCTGGACGATTTTCTGCTTTATACCAAAAGATTTGATCTGTTAATTTATTGGATTTCGCATTATTGTTTATCACTAAACATTCATAATTTTCGGTTGTTTGATCCATCACCGAACTAAATGATTCTAAGGTCGGAAACATACTTGCATAATTTTCCCAAATACGTTTCCTATTGGTCATATAAGGTTCTCTTAAAATAAAAACATAATCAATATTTGTTCTTAATGTTGGAGGAATACCAAGAGGATATTGCATAGTAATAATTAACATGACTTTCCAATGACGTCCATTCATAAATAATAGACGCATTAGCTTATCTCTTGACCAAGTATTGTCATATAAACAATCATCTAAAATTACAAAAGTACGTGGATCTATAGTACACCTTTTATATGTTTCCATTTCTTTTTGTATTTGTTTCAAAACTGTTTTTTGTCGTCGTAATATATTTTCTATTAAAACGGAATTATATTCTTCATGAATAAATAATTTGGGAACAATTTTCGCATAGAAACCGTTTCCTGCTTCTGTACCAGAAATAACAGTTCCAATGGGTATATCTTGATGAAAATAAAGTAAATCTCTTACTAAATATGTTTTTCCTGTATCTCTTCTCCCAATAAGAACAATGACAGGACCTTTATTTTCATTCGGTTTGAATGTTATCGCTCTCATATCAAATTTCTTTAATTGCAAAGTCATTTACTTTACAGCATATTTAATTTTATTTCTTTAGACGTGTTTTATTTATTATCAACAAATTTCGTTTGACTTTGAAAAATAGAATATGAAACAAAAACATATGGAAATCATAAAAAAAAGAAATCCTTTAGCTTTAGATATTTCTAATTTAGCTTCTCAATATCCAATGACATCAAACTATAATCCTTTTCATGTTTCGGATATTAGTTATGATAATCCACTTACTTGTTTTTTAGACAATCATTCTTTTTCTTCAAGATATGTCTTTCATGATTTACATTCTGTCAAAGATATATCTTCATCACAAGTATTGGCAAAGTCCATATATATCAAATATGCCCCATTGTTAGACCCTATTCATTTCTTAATTGGGAAATATGAATCAAAAACAAAATCATTAAAAAAACAAGAAAAAATACAAAATCATAATAATACAGCTTATATTGACGGTTTTTTTTATTTCTTATCCAGTAAATTATTACATAATCATTCTTGTGTTCATGGTGTAGATTATTATGGTAGTTGTAGTGTCGTACAAGATAAATTTAAGTATGATATTGCAGATGAATATGAATATTTACAAGAATCTGAATATTTTATGAAATCGTTGGATGTTTTATATGAAAACGATTTTATTGTTTCTGATTCAGAAGAACATGATAAAAAAGATACTTTGAAAAAGAAACCAAAAATCCTTATTGGTGAAGATGATATTTTAAGAAAAGAAGATGTGGAAGAAGTATTTGAAACAGAAGAATTAAAAACAGAAGGAAATGAAATGGAAGTGATTTTTGAAATGGGGGATATCCAATCTGATAAAGAAGAAGATGATGATGATGATGATAATAGCCGAATAAGTTTAAGTTCTGAAGAAGAAGACGACGATGATGATGAAGATAATGAAACAGAAAAAGAATCAGAAGAGACTTCAGAAGAAGATGATTCAGAAGAGAATGAGTCTTCCGAAGAAGAGGAAGCAACGTATATTCATCTTTTTAAATTTCCAGTCCATATGATTTTTCTAGAAAAATGTGATGGAACTTTTGATGAATTACTAGAAAAGAAATTATTAAAAGATAAAGAAATGAGTAGTGCATTAATGCAAATCGTATTTACGTTACTTATATATCAAAAAGTATTCCATTTTACTCATAATGATTTACATACGAATAATATTGTTTTTGTGAAAACGGATATACCCTATATTGAATATGTTTTTGATAAGACAAGATATCGGGTTCCGACATATGGAAAAATATATAAAATCATAGATTTTGGAAGAAGTATTTATCGTTTTCAAGATAAACTTTGTTGTAGTGATAGTTTTGCAGTAGGTGGTGATGCTCATTCTCAATACAATACAGAACCTTACCTAGATGAAAATAAACCACGATTAGAAACCAATTTTAGTTTTGATTTATGTAGATTAGGATGTTCTATGTATGATTTCTTATTTGATATTGATGAACCTTTACCTCTAAAAATGAGTGATATTCAAAAAACAGTTTTACGATGGTGTCAAGATGATGTTGGTAAAAATATTCTCTATAAGAAAAATGGAGAAGAACGATATCCGAATTTCAAATTATATAAAATGATTGCCCGAATCGTACATCAACATACACCAGAAAAGCAATTGACTTTTCCATTGTTTTCACAATATAAAGTAGATTCGTTGAAAAAAGATGGATATCTTGTTTTCATTGATGAAATACCGAAATATTTTACATGATCTTGATAAAATTCGTTATTTTCTAATGACATGAAAAATATAATATTATTTGTAATATTATATATGAATTCTTTGCGACGTTCTCTCAGTAGAAAATAAATTGATGACAAGAATGAATAACTTGAAAGAAAGTGATTTATTGAAAAGAATAGAAGGATTGAATAGAAAAGGTGGTAAAAAACGAACAACAAGAAAAAAATAATTACTTTTTGTCAGCCACTTCTCTCTCTTCAAAATCAATGGTATCTTTGACACCCACTAGTTTACCATTCTCATCCATGGTTTGGGTTAATTTATTTCCACTTCGTTTGGCTAATTCAATATTTTCTTGAATGGCCTTTTTCTTACTTTCATATAAACGTCGTTCAAATTCTTCTTTTGCTTTCATTTCATTTTTTAATTTTTCATGATGTAATTGATTTAATTCTTCTTCTAGAAACTCAATACGTCCTGTCTTATAAGCATCAGGATCTAATGGTGTCCAAACAAAATTTCTTCCTACAAAAATATCATGATTGGGATCACGATCTCTTAATTCTTTTGCATATTTTTCAGCTTCTTCCGCTGTAGCAAAATTACCACGGTTAATAAAACCACGAACACTCGTTTGAAATTTATGAGTCTTTTGAAATTCTTCTGTTAGTTTTGTTTCATGTTTATCCATAAAAAGTCTATAATCTCCTTCAGAATCTTCTCTTTTTAGGATATTTTCTTCTTCTTTTACAAATTCAACCAAGTCATTCATAATACTTTCTGGATCAATTTTGTATTTAAAGGACAAAAATTGTGTAAAATCAGAATACATAGATAAAGCTTTAGCATATCCCCATTGTTTTACAAACTTTTCAAAAAAGAACATTTCTTTTTGTTT